TCTATTAGATTTAATAACTGTATTCTATACTTATTCTTGTCCAAAGTCAAGAACCTTTTGTAATTATTCATTATATTTTTAATGTCTTGCCATATGTAATCCTCAGATAGTTTTTTGTTCCATGTTTTACTAAAATCAACCAACTCGTCAAGAATGATAAGAGTTTCTAATGATATTCTTTTTCCAAGATACTCTTTTAATAATATAGGGTGTTCGTTATCTTCAATGAAAAAAATAGGATTGAAGTTTTTAATAAAAGGCATAATCTCTAATGTGAATTGATCGTAAAAGTTAGCTCTTTTACTTTTCCACTCTTCATAGTTTTCATCATTAAAATTTGATACATAACCTTTACTGTCTTTAATAAAATTAGAGACAAAATAATTTTTTATGTTTTCTTCAGTTTTATATTTTCGTGAGATTTTGACAAAGAAATATCTATCCTTTCTCTTGTAGAAAGAATCTCGTTTGATACGAGTTTTGCCTTTGTAAGTAACAAAGTCATAATCAGTTTTACCAAAGTGTGCTTTCATTGCACAGTACATAAGATACACATCAATTGCTTCCATTAAAAACTTTCTATACTGGTAACTGAGCTCTTCTTGGCAGAAAATTCAAGTCACGAGCATTCGCTTCAATTTTTTCTTTTAGACCTTTGGAAACAAGAGAACCAACTGAGTCTGGTTCAATACCTTCTTTATCACAGTACCAAAGAATAGCATCCATATGAGTAATGTTCTTTTCTTTAGCAATAATTTCTATTGCGTTCGTAAATGTTTTCGATGTTGTGAAAACTGCCATAGTATATATTTTCCTGTAATCATTATAAAAAGTGGTAGGTTATTCTGTTGCTAAGAAACCTACCGAAACTCCGAGTAACTATGCGGCTAGCGCATAATCCTCAAGTGCAAAGTTATCATCATTTGCATTTAGTTGTTTTGACCTATAACGGAATCACCCGACAATTCTCCACTCATCTACCTCTGCCTGTCGATCCTATTCAACCCCCCTAAGCACACTCACCGAATGTGTTTAGGTGGAGTTGGGGGGAATCGCACCCCCGTCCAGATCAGCTCTCAACTCGCATCAACAAATTGTACTTATATTTATATTAAATATTTTCTAGTTTTTCCTCTGGAATAACTTTAAATATATCTTTTCGACTAATCAAAACCTGTTTTCTACCCAGATTTTTTTTACTCCATTTATTGATACTTTTAATCATTTCATAAACAGGCACCATAACATCTTTGTTTTTGCCTGAATTAGGAAATATATCCTCTTGGTCATTGAGTTCCGCCCATGACAGAAAAAAGTTTCGAAACTCTTCTTTAGAAATTTTGTTAGCTTTTTCATCAAAATAGTATCTAATAGTCGTTAATACAGATAAAGCTCCTGTCAATACTGTAGTATTTCTAGGATATGCCTCTATGATTAAATTGACATTATCTTTTACAATATCATAATCAAACTCTTTAATGATACCCATTAGAGCTTGTGCAGATGATACTTTTTTCAAAACTTTACCATTTGGTTTTACTTGTTTTTTAATATCAAATCCTAAATCGCATAATACTTTCATTGTGTTTTCATACTGCTTTTCACCAGCATGAGTACCCGAAACTAATCTAGCTTCAGCTCCTTGATTTGTTCTTCTATCGCTATCTGTATGATGAATCTTTGCACCAAACTTTATGATTTCATCTAAAGATATTTCTTTACCTAGGCAAACAACTCTAGCAAATACTGGTGCGCCATTTCCACACACAATGATAGATTTTGCTATACAATGATTACCAATGACGGTTACAAACTTATAAGTTCCGTCTTTATCATAATAGGTAACAACAGTAATATTCATAGCTTGCCAAAATAATCCACCTCTTAAATCTAAGTGTGTAAATACATTTGTAAAATTGATGTTATCGCCTCTATTATGAATAGTGTTGGTGAATATCGCATTGTTTGGAATCCAAGCGTATGTATCGAACCTACGGCCGTTTCTAATTTTCTCATCTATTGTTTGAAAATCTAAACCGTCAGGGGGAATACCCACTTCTTTCCAATCTTTATCAGATTTTAATTCTGATGGTGTAAATGGAGATTTTTGTCTTTTGTTAAAATATTTATCAACTTGTCCACTAACTGAAAGCAAATGTTTGGTCTCATCATAAGCGTTTAGTGTTTTCTTTAGGTTGATATTTATTACTGATTCGGGCAACTTATAGTCACCTTTTCTTAGGTCTGATATAAACATAGATTAATACTCCTCGTATTATTAATGATTGTTCACTTAAAAATTCGACTAGAATTTAATGAACAATCAGTTTCATTTTATTTTTAATGGAGCGGACGGATGGTAATGCACCACCGTCTATTGGTTGGAAACCAATCGTAATACTTTTATACTACGTCCGCTTTGTTTATTGTGTATATATAATACCATACGAATCACTTAATGTCAAGCACTTTTTCTACTCTTTCTAATAATTCGAAAACTCTTTTCTTATAACCCCAACCAAGTATACTAGCCTTCTCGCCTTGTTCATAAGGTGGCGTTCTATTCCACTTATAGTATTGGTCAGATGTTAAGTCTATTCTGTTTCCATCAATGTCTATACACCACCAATGCCAAATGTCTTGTTCGTCTAATGCTCGATAGAGTTTTATATTCTTTGTACCAAAAACTTTCTGCAAACAAGCTGATGCATTATGGCAATGACCAAAACTAGGCGTTATAGAATTTCTTTGTTGCCATTTCTTAGGTATTAAGTCTGGTGTAAGGTTATCTACTATAGCTTTGGATACTATTTCCAAGTTTTCTTTATTGTATATCATATATCAAAAACTAAATAATAAGTCCTGATGTCATTTTTGTGTACGCAGATTCAATCTCACTGTTTGATGGTGTCATTAAAATAATACCACCAGAATAAAAAGTTACACTTTCTGGATTTTCTTGACCAGTTAGGCATACTCCACGAGCAAACCCCATTTGTTTATCTTCTGCATGGACAATCATTTTGGGGTCTTTTAGTGTTACATGTGTATCTGTTTGTTCCTCAAGTTTTCCAACAAATTCACCAGCTGGTGTTACTACTGATACAAGTGTGTTTATTTCGATCATATTGTTTTCCTAATATTTTGATTATTCCATTCTTCGACTGTTTCTACAAGAGTGTCAAGATAGTCGTGTTTTTGTTTGATGAATTCTTGAACAGTGCCATCTTCTGTTACCACTAAAATAACTACCTGAGAAATATCTACTCCTGTACGTTCTTTATACATTTCAGCATACGCAGAACCTTGAATGTAATAACTTTCATTATACTTATCAATTCGTTCTTTGGTTGATGTTTTGAAATCTATAATAGACGGTACGCCTTTGTATTCTGCAATACAATCAACTCTGCCTGCTACTTTATACTTGTCACTATACAAACCAGCTTCTTGAGCATAGATGTTGTCTATGTAAGTTAATGCATTATCTCGCAATTCGCTGAACAGACAATAGGGCAAAAAATGTTTCTTATGTTTCTCCCAATCCATAGGCGAATTAAATGCAACATTGTTTAGATAGTCCTCACACATATGATGAACTTTAGTACCACGATTTGCGGCTGTTCTTGATATGTGATTAGCAACATCGTTGCCTACACGTTTACGCCATTGTGCTAGTCCTTTCTTATTACGAACTGATAGAACAGTTGTAATTGATGGGTACTTGTTACCCTCTGGTGTTTTGTATAGACGTATGCCGTCTGTATTTGTTGCGGTTATAGGTTGCAACTCCACTGGTTCATGATTATACATTATATCACTTTCTCATTTTTCATCTTATATTACCATTATATAGAGTCTAACAGGGTTTGTCAACCACCATTTACTTTTTCATAAATTCTGGATATGCATTCCCTGTACCTTCGTACATATCAGATCCAACTTGCTCTTCTTCTTTACCTACACGAACACCAATACTCTTGTGTAATAGCCACCATACAGTAAGAGATGCGATGAACACGAATCCAGCGATAGTTGCTATACCGATTGCCTGTGCTACAATTGTAGCATCTGCATTGAAGATAGGAACTAGTAGCAGTCCGATTATACCAGCAATACCATGTACAGAGATAGCACCAACAGGATCATCAATACCCCATTTTTCAATAAGAGTCATAGCAAATGGAATTATCCCACCACCCAACATACCATAAAGTACCGCAATCTGTGGACTTGGTGATAGGGGGTCAGCAGTAATAACAACCAATCCTGCCAATGCACCATTTAGTGTTACATTAAGAACAACTCGTTTTGTCCAAAGTTTAGATACAATCATTGCACCTAACAAGCCACCAGCAGCAGCCATATTAGTGTTAACAAAGATTTTACCTAATGCCTGTGCATCAATAACAGTAGAGAATGCTAGTTGCGAACCACCATTAAAGAAGAACCAACCCAACCATAGGATCAATGTACCTAGTGCAACAAGGGGCATATTTGAGCCAGAAATGTTTTTTGGCTTCCCATTCTTATCATATTTTCCATCACGGGGCCCAATGATAATAACGGCAGCAAGAGCAGCTGCAGCACCAGCCATATGAACAATACCAGAACCAGCAAAGTCAAAGAACCCCAGTTCACTTAGAAATCCACCACCCCATGTCCATGCACCTTCTAGTGGATAAATGAGTGCAGTAAATACAGCAGAGAAGATTAGGAATGACCACAACTTCTTTCGTTCTGCTACTGCACCCGAAACAACAGACATTGCTGTTGCAACGAATACCATTTGAAAGAAGAAATCAGCATACATAGAATGTGTCTCTGGTTCATTCCACCCATACATAATCTCATAGCCACATAACAGGAATGCAATAGATGCTACTGCAAATAGTGCTACATTCTTAGTTAAAATCTCTGTGACGTTTTTGGTTCTTACTGAACCTGCTTCAAGTGCAGTAAATCCTGCAGCCATCCACATAACCATTGCACCAGATATCAAAAAGAATATCGTGTTTAACGCATAATCAACTTCCATAATAATTTTACTCCTAAATTTCTCTCATTCGATTTACTAATCTATTTGCTCGGTTGGTTACTTGTCGATACCATCTGCTGTCTACCATCTCGTCAGCAGCTGCGTTCCAATCTTTTGCGTCCACACCACGTTTCATTCCTTTAAATTTACTCAAACGAGTTCTACCCATATTGAACATCATGTTCGCAATTATCTGTTGAACTTCTTCTGGTAAATCGTAAAAATCTGGATATAAAGTAATGCAGTCTATCAATACTGATTCACAATCTAATTTAAAGACTTCGACAACTCTGGACTCACTGACGGTTGTGCCAACTGGACAACTGTATTCGGGATCGGTTTCCAATACCAAATGGCCCACGCCAAAAGTAGCGTAACCAAGATGATCATTATATATTTCATATTTGACTCCTTCGTCAATTTCTAACTGTCTTCTAAGAGACTCTAAATTCATTTCTTCCACCTATCAAGTCGTTTTCTAAGAACCCTACATTCGTAGATAGTCCAACCCCAAATGGCTAATATTATTCCCATCATAACCCAAAAAAATGTTCCCATCATTCACTCCCAAATCCAAGTCTAATTTTATTAATGAGATAGCTCCGAACAAATCCTGACCGAACAATATCCCCAATAGTAAATTCTACACAATTAAATTCTTCCATCTCATCTAGTATTCTAAAGAAATCGTGTAGACCATTTCTTTCGTTTTGTTTTTGTAAATCTGACTGATCAAAATCACCACAGAATACAATCTTTGCATCTTGGCCAATTCTGGTCGTGATAGTATCCAGCTCATGAAAATTCATATTCTGGCATTCATCTACTATAACAATTGCATTATCCA